TAGTATGAATATTCACTATGTTCATACGACTGATATTCACTTCGTTCATCTAAGAAGTATTCTTGTTTCATTCTATACATCTGCTCTTGAGCTTCTGTAGTGGCTTTATTATATGCTGTTTTCATTAGCTCAGCAAATGTAATAGATGGTGAATGTTTCTGTTCATTTCTATTGGTAGCTTCAATTGATTGCAAAATCGCTATTTCACATTGTTTATATTCATCTTGAGAGATGTCTTGTTCTTCATCGTAATCATTATCTGAAAGATAATATACATCAGATAGCATCTCCATCTCTGCTTTAACAACATCATCCCATTCTTGTTGATTGTGTTCTTCAACGATTTGTTGTGTTTCAATTGGAGTTTCTTCACTTACTACTTCAGTAACGTCTTTTTGTTTACGCTTAAACAATGATTTCAAGTTATCAGGCATTGGAACAGCATTAGCATTAGAGAACCCTTCTTTAAAACTCTCACGCATAGCGGAGTTGTGTTCAAGAGCATTATTTGACTTGCACACTACTTGTTGTGTATTACTACAATCTGTTGTTACCTCAGCATTGCTAGAACGTTCGTATTTCGCTTGTTTGTTCTCAGACAGTTTACGAATTGTCTTATCACCTTTCGTTGAATCTGAGCGATTCTGTGCGTCATCAGATGGTGTTTTAGAGCAACTATTCAATGCTTTCATGTGTTGCTGTGTTTTCGTTCCGTTTACGCTTAGCAGTAAAGAACGTCCTTTTTCAGTAAGAGAGTAATGACTTGTACGATTCCAAGCATCACGTTTATCTGCTGTAACAACAATCAACCCTTCTTCAATCAATTTCTTTTTAGCACGTTGAATTTGTTGTGGAGAGTAGATTCCATCTAAATCTTCAGACAGTTGTTTATTTGTTCTGTAAATAACTTCTTTTGATTGTGTCTGCATCCAATAGCAGATGTGTTGAAACACTACAGCAGATGTAGCACCAACAAGTTTAGCAACTAATGTGTTTAATAGTTTTAGCATTTTGTTCTCTACATGAAATTTAAATCATGTATGGATTCTATGCTTTTTCAAATCGAAGATCAAGTGGTGTGTATTTTTAAATCTATTCTTTATTTTATTATATAGAAGAAATAACAATTGCGATTATACAAATTTCTATGTCGATCATACATTTTTCGATATTGAGATAAGATTGTCTAAATTAAAATTTGTATGGAAAAACTTTTACACAATAAAAAACCACACAATCCTAAGATCATGTGGTTTGTGAGTTTTATTAAGCTGGAGTAATTGTTAATGTGCCATCTGTCGATTCCCAAGCAGAGTTTGGTGAAGAACCTTTAGCATAGTACATTTTTAAATCTGTGTTATTAAAAGCAAATTTACCACCAAGTTTACCTACAGTATTTATTGTTGAAGTTAGTGATGACAAAGTTGCAGAAGTTTCTGATTGACTACCATCCGCTTTCTGCAATAATTCACTATCAACATAACTAACATTAGCTTTCTGAGCATTAATACTATCTACATAAGTAGTAGAAGCTTTTGTTGCAAGTTGGTTATCTACATATGTTTTAGAAGCTGTTTTCTGTAACTCTGTATCAACATAAATCTTAGAAGCTTTTAATGCTAATTGGTCATCAACGTACGTTTTATCTGCTTTAGAACTTAATGATGTATCAACGTATGTGATATTTGCTTTTAAATCTAATGCTGCTTGTGTGGCTACGCTAACAGGCTTGTTAGCATCTGACGTATTATCTACATTAGAGAAAGCTAAAGACGTAAAATCTTTGATTTGTTGTACTGTGACCGCAAGGTCACCATACCCACCAATAGGGATTTTCTCATCACCTACAATTGATGTTTTTAGCGGAGCATCTTTAATAGAAAGGAATGACATTATTGTCCCTCAAGTGTTTTAATTATTTCTTTTAGTTCTTCTGCTGTGGTTGCTGCGTCGATCTCGGTTTGAATAGCAGCATATTTGTCGCGAACCAATTGACGCTCGGCTTCAGCCTGCTCTGCAAGTGCTGGAATAGTTGCCTGAATATCGAGTGGCGCAAACTCTGCTGCACGAGCTTCTCTACTCTTAGAGTGGGAGATTTCTTTTGCTTTGTTAATATCAATAGTAATCATTCGCCAACTCCATCAGTCAAAGTCGATTCATCTACAGTCCAAGCATCACGAAATGTTCGATCTGTGGGGATTTCTGAATCCTCAACAATTGCAAATGAAAGCCCTGTTGGTACATCTTTCAATGCGATTTCATCAATTGTCATGTGCTTGAGTGCTTCGGGTGTTGGGGTGATAATCGAAACACCACCATTTTCATTTTTATAAATAATCTTCATACTGTCACCTATCCGTAAAAACTTACGCTTGCATCGTTAGAGTCATACAACCCGTCCGTGTTATTATCCACAGTTACAATTTGTGCTGCGGTCGTACTTTTGTTCGCAAGAACGCCAGATGCTGAATTTTTCAAAGAAAGAATACATGCAGACCCACTACCGCTGCCCGCAGCTAGTGTAGCAGCACCAGCGATTGCGTAGTTTGTGTCAGGCATTGCTATAATAAAATTCACAGTATAATCTCCAACACCATTATCTGTAATACTCGATACATTTCCAGAAGCTCTAATTGCAACTGTACCTGTACCATTGAAATTCACCCAAGCACGACACGCATACATCGGGGCATTACCGCTTACATTTAAATGGTTTTTAACACCACTTAGTAATGTACTAGGTGTTACAACTCTTGTGTTGTCTGTTGCAGTATTAACTTCTATTGATGTTGCAATCTCTACTGCACCAATATTTGTTGTCGTTGATTGAGGTAATTGTGTTGTAGGAATTAATGTATTAGTGTCAAGAGTAGCAACACCACTAGCAACACCTTTTTGAGAAGATGGGATTGCAGCATTAGCTGTAGTATTTGCTGTATTAGCTAAATCATAAGCAATTTTTACTGAGTTTGCTGTAGCTGCTAAAGATGTTGATGTAGAATATGTAGTATTGTTTAATTGAACTAAACCAGATACACCTGTTGAGGCTGTTGGAATTGTAGCTGTAGTAGCTGAAGTTGTTCTTCCTTTAGTGTCAATTGTAATTATAGGGATAGTGGTTGCACTTCCGTAAGTATTAGCTGTTACACCAGAGTTTGCTAAAGTTAGTGCTGATGTTACGTTTGCACTACCATCAAAAGATGTTGTCCATGTTGCATCACCTGTAACAGAAATGCTTCTAGCTGTTTCAAGTTTACTTGCTGACACAGCGTTAGCTGTTGTATTTAGTTTTGTTGATAATCCAGAATCAACGTAAGTGATATTTGCTTTACTTGCTAACAAACCATCAATGTATGTTACATCAGCTTTTGTATTTGTTAAATTAGTAATAGCTGTTTGTGCAGCAGTAGATAGTGGTTTATCAACATCACTTGTATTATCTACATTACCTAAACCAACTTGAGCTTTTGTTACTTGGTGTGGATTTGCTAAATTTGCTACGTGAGAATCAATTGATGTTTTATTATTTTGAGAACGTAAATCAACTGTGTTTAATTGTGTTTGTAAGGAAGCAAATACTGGTGCTGTAAGAACATAACTTTTAACACGTTCTACTGTTACACTTACATCACCTTTACCACCTGTAGGGATAATCTCTGTTCCGTCCACAACTTCAACAGGTGGCATATCTTTAATTTTTAATCTTGACATTTTATATCCGAATATAATTGTTATGAATGGAGTTTATTTATAATTCAAAATGGACAGCATCTAAGAATGGTGATTTACCAAGTTTCTTACGTTCATTTACATAAGCTGTGTAAGCTTCTTTAGATGTTTGGTAATCATTTAACCAACGTCCCCAAGCTGCACCCCAACGTAAATTAACTTTAAGTTCTTTAGCTGCTTTTTGCATGGCATCAGCAATCTTGTAATAATGGGTAAAATTCCAATCTACTTTACCATCAACATAAGCTGCTAAATCAACAGCATTACCATCAATATGTTTTGATTTAAGAGTTTGTGACTTACCTTGTGCGACATACTTCTTCTGTGTTTCTAGTGTTCGTAAACCTTCTACAACTAAGAAATCAATTTCAGAAATCTCAATAGCACGTTTTACAACTTTAACTAAATCTTCATTAACACCTTTTAATCTATTTAAAGATGTTTGAGATAGTTTAAAATTAGACACTGTTTTCTCCTCAATCCCGTTAATGTTTAATAGTGTTGCAACATCCTTACTTGAAACACCTTTAGAAAGAATATTATTAAATAGAACATCCACCTGTGATTGTTCTAAATTACCATCTTTAGAAATACTACGAAGATAATCAAAAATTTGTTTAGATGAGATGTTCATATTTACACCTTTAAAACCAACAACGTTTACGTTTCTTATGGATTGGTCTATTGATCTTACTCAGTCGAATTGACCTTTCTTGATATTCATTAACAATGTATTTGAAAGTAAATACAGTGAAAAGAAGAACAATACCGAGTAGTGAGAATGTTAAGAAATACGGAGCATCATATAAATAATGTGTGTAATATCCACTAACAACTAATCCAATTCCAATAGCTAATCTAGCTACAACGCTTTTAACAGTATTTGCAAATAGTGGTGTAATCTCACAGAAAATAACAATAGCTGTTAAAATAAACAGACACACTTGAATAAACGAAATATAAATTGTCATACTCATTTTAATAACTCTTATTTTAATAGCCTTATTTTTTATATTTATCAACTATTGATTTAATAACACCACTGATTGCATCTTTAACACCAGTAGTTACCATATCAAGTATTGGGTCTATGTTTTTAACAATAGCATCTAGTGTTTTAAGACTTGATAATCCACACATTCCATAGACAATACTTGAATAGAAGTAGCTTGTTATTTCAAATTTCTCTACAATAGCTCCACCTGTAATGTGGGCTATGTAAACTCCAATAATAATTGCACCAATGCCAATTAACGTAACTTTGATTTTGTCACATGTAGTTGAACATCCCCATTCAACATCTTTTCTCTTATACCAAACAGCTAAACTACTTCCTACTAAAGAAGGGAATAACCATTTAAGTGTAATAATAGAAAAGATAGTTGTGTTCGTTTCCATCGACTATCTCCAAAGTTAACTAATGCGTTTCCAAATATAAATAACTACTGATGGTTGCACATTATTATGAGGTTGATCACCACCACCACTAACTTGCATAGATTGAGTATCGTAAATACCAATTAAACCACCACCTGAAGAAATTGTTGTACCTTCTCCAGATGTAATAGCGTCACCGAGTTGTGTTACGTGCTTGTGGGATGGAATCTCGTTTTGTGTAAGAGTATGACTGTACTCACCAAACTCAGTACCACCGACTTTAACCCATTCAGGGACAGAAGCATCATATGTTGGGTTTGCACCAACTAGAGCTTTACCTAAAGCATAACGTTGCCAAACACCGTATCCTAGTCTTTGTGAAGGTTCTGTTGGGTCTGTTGTTAAATATAAATCACCAACTTTATAAATTTGAATGTATTGTAATAATACATCCATTGTAACTACTTTCTTACTACTTTCATTTGCTGATAATATTTGATCAAATTCTGCTACAATAGCACCATTCTTTTGAACTACTACACATTCACCATTATGGAAAATACCGTCTGTTTCTTTTCCATCAAACACATAACCAACATTATCTGTAGGAGTTAATGATGTCCCAACATCTGCTTTATATGATGTACCATCAGCACGAGCAGTCATTACAGGGGCGTTCTTATACACAAGATTAGCAGCATGTCCTGCTGTATTCTTTGTATCATATAAATCTTGAGTTAGGTCTGTGTAGTCTATATAGTCTACAAAAGCAATTTCCCATACTGCTGTTTCAATATCTGGCTGTTTACCAATTGATGCCACTTTAGCACGATAGATAACACCATCATATTTAACGTAAGAAGTTGCTGAATAATCTTGATCTAAAGACCAATCAGAAATACCCTCTTGCATTAGGTATGTAATTGCTGAATCTTGTTTATTCTCAATCCAGTTTACAAGTTCGTATGGTGGTTTTTCTACAACGTGACCAAGTTCTACTTTCTCAGATGTTGGTTGTAATTTGTTTCCACTTTCTGCCCACTTAACTGTATAGTCTGGACGATTAACTGTAGCCATTTATTTTTCCTTTAATAATACAATTATTTTAGATAGCAGTAACATTCATGGTTACTCGATAACCTAGTGGTACTGGAAATATTTGAACACCTTGAACATCAATCTTAGATAAAAAGTAACTTGCCAACCCATAAACATCATTAGACAAATTGACATTGATGTTTCCATGTTCAGACCATTGAACAGAGTTTGCAGTGCTGAATGTTAGTAGATTTAAAATCTCTAAGAAATCATTTGTTGAGCAAGTTGTTTTGTTATATATAATCCTTGCTTTAATAACATTCTTATATTCTAAATCTGACATAATCCTACCACTACCAGCAGTAGCAGATAGGGTTGAATACCATTCTGCACCAATATTATGGTCTGCTTCTGTACCAAAAGTTCCACTACGGTAACTGCCAGCAAAACCAAAATGTACACTATCATTAAAATCTACAAGTGTTCTTGATTGACCAACAATACTTCCAATGACATCAAGTCCAGCTCCGAATTGATAGTCTAAATCTAAAACTCTATCTTTAAATATAATATATTGTTCTTGGTATTCTTTTAGTACATCTGTGAATGTAGTAACTAAAGCGTCAAACTCTTGGCTATTCTTAAATAAATCTGTATATCGTGTTCTTGCTACTGATGTATAATCAATAGCAGTTAGATCACCTAAAGCCATAATTATTCACCAATCAAAATGTCTGTTGCAGAAATAGTAGCAAGCTCATAATGTTTCAAAATAATATCTTGCATACCAAGAACACCACCATCACGCTTACTAATTTTCAAACTATTTACACTGAAACCATCAATAGAGTTGATTGGATTATATAACCGTGAGTAGTAAACATCTTCGCCAACTTCAAGCTCATTAAAGTAATCAACAATAGCTTGTTTGATTTGTGCTTTACCATTAGTAGGGAAAGATGGTTGTACTGTTAGTGACATAGAGATTTTGATAGGGATATAAGATGGTCGAGAGAATCTAATTTCATGTGTACCACCATTCAAGTCTTGAACGTAGTAAATTTCATTACCATCTGTAACAGTGCCTATAGGTAGGTTCTTAAAGATTGCTTCTGCAATATCTTGACCTACACCACCAAGTACAACAATAGATACGCCATTGTTTGTACGTTCACCGTTAGTCATTGATGTAATGTTTTGTTGAATATTGACAAAACGTACACCATAAATCTGACGTAACCCAAAATACATTGATGTATAGTTTCCTAAACTTTCATTACCTTTAACATACTTATAACGATAACGTAGTTGCTCATCAGTTTCTACAGGTTTACTTTCAGTGGTAGGGTATAGGTTATTAACTCCACGCCAACCTAAAGTAGCCCCAGAATTAATCATAATCAAAGTGTTTGAAGGTTGTTCTACGGCAGTAAATGTGGTGCTTGTAGCTGTAACTGTTTTATAACTACGAATAATAGTGAGGTTTGAAATCTCTGTGAAATCTGCTTCTTCGATACCGTTAGTTACTACAACTTTAACATTACCATCTGTTGTAACTGTTGCTGTTAAATCTGATGTTTGATTATTTACAGTTTGAGAAACACGTAAAGCTAAAGTTTCCAATGTATCTGTAGCAGTAGAGTAAACAACAATTGGTGGATTTTCACTACTATTACCCATAACTGAGTAGTTGAAACTATACTCTCTAACAGAACCAGATAGGAAATCTAAAGTAAATTCAACACCAGTTGCTAATGTTTTAGTGAATGTAACATCTTCATCAATAGCAAAAATATCACCTGTTGTATTACTCTTTGCTGTACTTCCCGCTAACACTGTAACACCTAAATCACCGTAGAGTGTAAGTACACCAGTAGCAGGAGTTGCTGGAAGTCGATATAGCCCATTAATCTCACACAGTTTGTCTAATGCAATACCAGATGCTTGATTAGGGTCTAATGAAGAATACATTAATTGAATTGCTTCTTCTTGTGCTGCAACTGTTTCAGCCACAATACCAAACAACCTTCCAATAACACCACTATCATCTGTAGAAAGTTCTTGACCATTTAGCAAAGGTTGAAACTTTACTTTTGCTGTATCAATAAATTTCTGTCTAATAGCAGACAAACCATCAATACTTAAACCATTACTTGTAAATTCTGCCATTAATATTCTCTATTTATTTTTATTATACGGTGATTAATTTGTCATTTTCTGTAAGTAGTGACAAACCATTCTGTGTTGTAACAATCTGATAAGTTTGTTCTCTATCAAGACCAACAGCTTTTACAGTAAATCTACATACATACTTTCTTGTTGTTCTATCAATAATAGATTGGAAAGATGTAATACGTTCTACTTTTGGTTCTTTAAGAATTTGTTCACGAACAATCATATCGACTTTGTTTTTACTTACATTCTTACCAAACACACTTCCAAAATAATCAACACCGTAATCAATGTTTAAAAACCATTTACCTAGTGTTGTTTTAAATCTAATGAAAAGTCTTTGTGCAACACTTTCTTCATATGTTGTAGTAAGTTTTAAATCACCACCAGAAAATACAAGACTTCCGTTATCAAGTTTTAAATCCATAATTAACCTCTAATTGGAATCTGTGTTTCAAGTAAGTTTCCATCGTCTGTATACTTATGTGTGTGTAACAACATAAATTGTTTTACACTACCAACACCTTCAATATTTACATCTTTAGCATTAACAACTGGAGCATCAGCATTAATCTCTGTATTAGATTTAGCTGTAATTGCACCTTTGTTATCCATCTCAATATGACACTCATTATCTTTTCCAATGTTGTGCGTAATCTTTAAAGATGTAGGTGAGTAACCAGTCTTGTAATTATTAGGATTCCAAATACTTTCTTGAGATATGTTAAATCCAGCAATAGCTATAGCATCATTAATATCAAACATTCGAGAAGTTGTTGGGTCAAATACTTGCTTTGTCCCATATTTAAATTCTTCAATGTTTCTTTGTGAAAATACTAATAATACAGTATCACCTTGCTCGATAGGCATAACAATAGCACTACTGTTGGTACAAGGCATAACTACAGGAACATAGTATAATGTAGGGTATTCTACAGATTGATCACCAATAACATTATTAGCAAGTGGTAATACATCAACAAATCCATCTGTTAAGTTATCGGTGTTGATAACAATACCAACCATACACGTATTAACTTTACTAATCATGTTATAGAAATTATCTTTCAAGACACGTTCTAATTGAAGTCCTTTTAACATATTAATCTCCAGTGTCTTGAGTTATTTCATTCTGATTATCTATATCTTCTGTACCTTCGTACTCACCACCGTAAACAGGTTTACCATCAATAGCAGGATTACTATTCGCTGTATCTTCAATCTCTGCTGTTACAGTCCACTCACCATCATGTGTATCACCTTTAAATGAACAGTTCCTTACACGATAAATGCCATCTAAGTTTTGATCTTTAAGGTAAATGCCAACTTGAGATTGAGGTTTAATAGCAGGGTTAAGTAAAGCTTTGATAGTCATAAAACGTCTATTGATTGTCATGGTTTTAGGTGGTTTCTTCATCTTCACCTTACCAGTTTCTTTATCAACTAACACTTCACCTGTTTTCTTACTACGCTTTGCTTCAATAGCTTTCTTTTCAACTACTGTATCAGTTTTACCAATCTTGCTGTTATAAGGCACTCTAACATTCTTATTGTCTAAATAAGGACGTTCTAACAATCCTGTATCGAAGTTTAAGATAATTGCATCTTTTGAATTTTGCTCAATAAACAAATTCTTTAAAGATTTACTAGCTTGAGGAATTGTAGTTGTTCCAGTGTATTTAGGTGGTGTATAGAGATATTGTCTACTCTTATCTTTTTGTTTTGCTTCACCAGTATTAGGATCAATAGTGTATTTGTTTTCTAAATATTTACCAGCAGCGATGTAGTCTTGCTTTTTCTTTTCACTAATAGAAAATCTCCAACCACCTTCAACATCCTTACTAACATCTGAGAATCCAAAATCAAACTGTAAGCGTTCAAGAAGTTCTTGAAATGTTCCAGAAAAAGACCAACTCTTA